ATATATATTTTTGGAAATATCATCAATATTATAAGTAAAATGAGGACTATAATATATATAATATAAGTCTGGTGTTGTGACTTTTTTCAAATCATTTGGAATACTATTTTCATAAGGCCAATTAGTATAATTAGACCATTCATTGCGTTTCTTAACATCACTTCTTTGAAAATACCACATCCAACTACTAATTAATCCATTTGATTCTAATTTAATTTTATTAGTCTTAATAACTTCTTTAAAACTATATTCTTTGACCTCTTTAATTAAATAATTTTGACTATTTTTGGCAAACATTTCTCGCTCGGCATTATCTAGAAAACATTGAGTACATAACAAATGTATATTACTATTTATTCTATTTGTCAAATTAATATAACTGTCTCCAGATATATCTCTGTATGGTGGTGGATTTATAAATCTATTAAATTGATATTCTAATGTTGTTTGAAGTGGGTGTATTTGAGGAATATTATTATAGTTAGTTATTTTGTATGTATTTACACTCATATCATATAATACGTCTTTAATAGTAAACAACTCTTCTAATGGTCGCAATTTAAAATCAATAACCAAATTACTATATTGTAAGCATATTAAGGGAAATGACATAAAAGACGACATTGTAAACCAGCTGTTAATTGGTATATATAAATTATATTCTCTTATAGATGGTTCAATCCCGCTAATATCAGTGTTTGTTCCATTTATATTAAATGCATTAGGATAATTGTTGTTTCGGTTATTGAAATTAGCCGGATCATTTAGTTCACTAATATTTCCTGTCATAATATCAAATAACTCTTTTTTATGAGAATCAAAATCGCGTTCAACAACATTTTGCAAATAAGTACCGCTAAATTTTTGAATAGTTATTCCATCAATCATTATTTTAACTTCTTCCATTAATTGACATCCAATATGCTTAATCCATTTAAATTCGTATGGTCTATAAACAGCACTAATCTCTATATTTATTATAGTAATAAACTGGGCTCCATATTGCTGGTAATTTTAGCACTAAATAAGTATCCATCAATAAGTCACCATACCGTCCTATTTTAAAACTGAACGTTGTAGATTTTGAAACCTCCAATTCTTTTTGTCCAACTTGGTCTATCCTAAATTTTTGTAACCCAAAATTAGTATATTTTGAATATGTGGATTTAAAGAAACTTTTAGTAGGATTACCTGTCAACATAACATTTTGGTCGCCAATAGCTATTAAGTTTAATAGTCCACCCGCCATAGTCTAATAATTTATATACTATAATAATTTTATACTAATATTAAAGTAATTAGTTAATTAGTTAATTAGTTAAATTAGTTAATTAATAAACTACTAAAGTATTTTAGTTAAAATTAAATGTTTTAATATATAAATATGGAGGAAAAAGATAAAAAAGGTAGTTTTTTCAAAGAGTTCAACAAGTTTTTTCAAGATTATTTTGGAAGTGACTCTAACAATAGTACTCCATCACTATATTTGTATATGACAATTAGTATTGTAATTTTAATATTGTTAATATTATTTGGTTGGATATATGATAGATTAGCGTTAGAACAACGAACATGTGATAAATTAGAGAAATATTATAGGGCTAATATTGGAAAATCTTATTTTACAAGTGCTAACACTGTAGAAGCAAGTAGCGCAACGGATCTAACTACAACTAAATTTGATATATCTAATTCTATATTTAAAAATTATTATGTTAAAAGTGCTTATAATTGTTGTTGTGGTGATGGCTATAAAAATAATTTTGTTAATTTATGTGCTTTAGAAAAAACAATTTCTAATGGATGTCGATTTTTAGATTTTGAAATTTATTCATATAATAATAATCCAATAGTAGCTTCCTCAACCGCAAATAGCAACTATATAAAAGAAACCTATAACTCTTTAGACTTAGGTGATGTATTAAGTAGCGTTACAACACGAGCGTTTGATGCTATTCATACAAATTGTAGTCGCGATCCTTTGATTTTAAATTTTAGAGTTATGAGCACAAATTTGACAATGTTAGAAAAAATGGGTGCACTATTTGAACAATACTTAGATCTAGCTACTTCGGATAGTAACACTTTTCGCATAATGAAACAACATAATTATACGACTGGATCAATATTAAATGTCCAAATGAGAGATCTATATAAAACAATTATTGTTATATGTGATTTTTACCCATCAAATAATATAATAGAAACAAATGTTGTATTAGCAAAATTGAAAACATATATTAATTTAAAGGGAAAAAGTGCTTATTGTAAAACCTATAGATATACTGAAATAGCAGGCAAAACTAGTCAGTTTACAGATGAAACAAAAAGAAATTTTGTTATTGTATTGCCAAATTTAAATAATTCTGTAAATAATAATGATTTTGCGTCAGCTTATGGTTTCGGTTGTAATGCTATAGCTATGAAATATCAAACTAAAGATGCTAATTTAGAAAGCTATATAGCACAGTTTACAAATAAAGGAAACTATTCATGGATTTTAAAACCTAATCATTTAATTGCGAATGTTCCAACTAGTTTTGCTATTATTCCTTTTACAAGTCATAGACCGCTTGAAGATGTCGGAAACGCATTACAGGGTGTTTTATCAGGAAGATAAAATGAGAACAATAATAACTAGCATTTTTCTATTTTCTATTTTCTATTTTATGGAAAAATATTATAATAACACATTATATTATATAATTTATTATATAATATATAATGAAATCTTTTGAAGAAAAAGAATTAAAAATATTACGAAATGCTATTGATAGTGCTACTTATGAAGTAGGAAAAAAATTAGTGCAATCTGATAATATAAAGAAAATAATAGAAATATTAGAAGAATTTTTAAGAACACATAATACACTATGTTATGGTGGAACAGCTGTAAATAATATATTACCGGAACAAGACAGATTTTATAACAAAGATATTGAAATACCTGACTATGATTTTTTTACGCCATTAGCAATGGAATATGCGACAAAGTTAACAAATATATATTATAAAGCTGGTTACGAAGAAGTAGAGGCAAAATCATCGGTTCACACTGGAACATATAAAGTATTTGTAAATTTTATTCCCATTGCTGATATAACCTATTTAGACAAAACATTGTTTAAAAACTTATTTAAAAAAGCTATTAAAATAAATGCTATAAATTATTGCCCTCCTAACTATTTGCGTATGGCTATGTATGTTGAATTGTCAAGACCAATGGGAGATGTAACACGATGGGAAAAAATATTAAAACGCATTACTTTATTAAACAAAAATTATCCTTTAAAAGGAGAGCTTTGTAATTCTATAAAATTTCAGAGAGATTATGATGGGTCAGATAGCGACCGAGACAAACTTTATGAAGTATGTAAAACATCGTTCATAAATCAAGGATTAGTGTTTTTTGGTGGTTATGCTGCGTCACTTTATAGTCAATATATGCCCAAAAAAGAACGCGCACAAGTCAATACTATTCCTGATTTTGATATGTTGAGTGAAAACCCTATGTCAAGTGCGTTAATATTAAAAGAACAACTTAATTATGAAGGCTTTAAAAATGTTGTTATTAGAAAAAAGAAGCCTATTGGTGAATATGTAGACGACCATTGTGAAATAATTGTTAATAATGATGCAATTGCGTTTATTTACAAAACAGTTGCTTGTCATAGTTATAATGTTATTAGTCTACAAGGGCGCAAAATCAAAGTTGCCTCTATTGACACTATTTTAAGTTTTTACTTGATTTTTATTTATGCAAATAGACCTTATTATGATGAAAACCGACTATTGTGTCTTTCTGAATATTTATTTAAAGTTCAAATCAAAAATCGTTTAGAACAAAGAGGGTTGTTAAAGCGATTTAGTGTAACTTGTTATGGAAAACAACAAACATTGGAAGATATACGCGAAGAAAAAGTGAAAATATATGATAAAGTTAAGAATAACGAACTTTCGCGTAAATCCAGATTATATAATATGAACTTTTTTAGATATATTCCAAAAGAGGGTTTTAAAAAAACTATAAAATATAAATTTACTAAGACAAAAGTGGGTAAAAGCCGAACACTTAAGAGAAAGTGATTGTTTGGATTGTTTGGATTTGTTAGTGAAATACA